CACCGTATGGCACATCAACCCAACAGGCAACTTCGTGATTGGAGGTCCAGACGGCGACGCTGGCCTTACAGGCAGGAAAATCATTGTAGACACTTACGGTGGGTGGGCGCCACACGGCGGCGGCGCCTTCTCTGGCAAAGACCCAACAAAGGTTGACCGCAGTGGCGCATATGCAGCACGTTGGTTAGCTAAGAATGTTGTAGCTGACGATATGGCAGATTGGTGTCAAGTACAGCTAGCGTATGCAATTGGTGTCAAAGAACCGGTAAGTATATATGTAGACAGCAACGGTCACAACAGAACAATTGAAAAGTTTATTCGTGAGAATATCGACCTAACGCCTAAGGGCATTATTGATCGCTTTGATTTGTTCAACTTTACTGAATACAGTAAAAATTGCGTTTATGGTCACTTTGGTGACAAAAACGTTCCCTGGGAAAAGATTGGCTGGTAAATGGTACTAGACGGTTGGCCAGAATTAGGAGAAATAATGTTTAAATGGTATAAGAAATGGCGTGCAAATAAGATAGCAGACGAAACATTGCGCGAAAAGACAATTGCAAATATTGACGGGGAGCCTTGGGTAAAGGTCGTCGATGTACACTTTGCGGACCCGCAAAAGCCTAGCTCAGGATATATGGAACTTGACTGGAATCAACCCTTTGTTAAAAGTTTGATTGATGCTGGATACAGTGGACGCAAAGACGAAGATGTCGTCGACATGTGGTTTACAGATCTGTGTCGCGGAGTTACTAAAGAAATTCCTGAGTAACATATGAAATGGATTACTAATCTCTTTCGTAAAGCACCTGTACTACAGGATCCGAATGTTGCAGACGCAATAGAAAATGCACTCAAGCGGTTTTGCGCTGAACGAGACAAGGCATGTAATCTCTTTGACGATGATCGTCAAGAAGCGATTGATTGGCTTTATAGTGAATATGGAATTATCTCTGAGGGAGTTTTCCATAAAGCCGTGTACGGAATAGCCATACACAGAATAAAATATAGCTCACATGAATGTGATGAAAAGTTGACTATGTTTAAACTAATGTACGGATAAATGTTCAACATAAGTACGGGATGGACCGACGATTGCGACGAATAACACACACCTTTACACAGTCATATGGCAACTGGGAAGTTACTCCTATGGTTGACGCATTTACTGCGCGAACAGATACATTCGATATTTTAGAAGCTCTTGACATATTAGAGCCAAGCGTATATAGTGATAGAGAATATGAAATAGCGACAGGAATGTTAAATGATATTGGAATTCGATCTATCTGACGCATTGATCGCTGCTCTCACAGAAGCAACGAATTGCTGGTTATGTTTAAATTAATATATGGATAATCAATATGCCATCACCTGTTAATCGCGACATAATGCGAGATCTTGAGAATGAGTTAGTTAACTTGCACTGGGATGATGAGGATGCATTCGAGGACAAGGATTATGATCTTTGCCGACAAATACGTGACGAAATAATGGAACGGCAGACAATGTTGAGATTATATAAAGATCTTTAACAAATTGTCATTTGACAATCATCTCACAATATGCTATTCTAAATATAAATAAGGACGATTAATGACATACATTCTAGTAGACGCGGCAAATATGTTCTTCCGCGCTCGGCACGTAGTACGTGGCGACACCGAGACAAAAGTTGGTATGGCTATGCATATCATTTTCTCAAGTATCAATAAATGCTGGCGTGACCTAAATGGCACACATGTAGTCGTGGCATTTGAGGGTCACAGTTGGCGTAAAGACTTCTACGCTCCGTATAAAGCGCACCGTCGTGAAAAGAGCGCACAGATGAGCCCTGCTGAAGTCGAGGAGGATCGTGCATTTTTTGACGCATTTGATGCCTTCCGTGAATTCCTACATGAAAAGACTAACGTTACAGTATTGCAATCGCAAGGCTGTGAAGCAGACGACTTTATTGCGCGTTGGATTCAAACACACCCAAATGATGATCATGTTATTGTGTCATCAGACAGCGACTTTTATCAGCTTATCAGTGAAAATGTCAAGCAGTATAATGGCGTGACCAACCAACTTATGTCAATTGATTCAATTATTGACGACAAGGGTAAGCCTGTTATTGACAAGAAAACTGGTGAGCCAAAGCAAGTTGGTGATCCAGAGTGGTTGCTATTTGAAAAGTGTGTACGTGGCGACACAAGCGACAACATCTTCAGCGCATACCCTGGTGCTCGCAAAAAAGGCACTAAGAACAAGATTGGTATGCAGGAAGCTTTTGAAGACCGTAACGGCAAAGGATTCAACTGGAATAACTTTATGTTGCAGCGTTGGGTTGACCATGACGGCGAAGAGCATATTGTACGTGATGACTACAAGCGCAATCAGCATTTGATTGACCTTACTGCACAGCCGGACAATATTAAAGCAGTGCTTGATCAAGCTATTGTTGAGGCAGTGCAAGCAGAACATAAACGGCAGGTTGGTGTACACTTGATGCGGTTTTGTGGCGTGAACAACCTTGTTCGTGTTAGTGACATGGCAGATGACCATGCTCGTTATTTAGGGGCTAGCTATGCCAACAAAGCTGAAAGCAGTTGAAGTAATTCCAGACAAGTTTTGGATTACATATAACAATCAGGCTGTGAAAACAGGCACACTATCAAAGCAGCACACCTGTTTTGTGTGGTTAAAGACGGATGGCGATAAGATTGATATGACTGACAGTGATGTTGCTCTAGTATTTGAATTTGAAGGCAAACCTGAACTCAGTAGCTGGCACGACATGCATGTCTTTGGCTATCCTGTTATCAAAATCGAGACATTCAACACACAAGAAAAAGACAACTTGCCTTGCTTTACCAAAACTGTTGGCAGCAGTGTTTTCTTTGCTGCTGGTTATTATGGCATCAACTTTGACAATGGCGGCTGGATGGAAAGCTTTTGTCCTAAACTTGCTACACTGCGCAAGTACGAACATATAGGGCCATTCAAAAGTGAAACTGACATGCAAATCGCTATCAAACGCAAAGGACGAAACAATGACTAAACGACAAAAATGGATATTTTTCTTACAAATTGTAGGAATGAATGTAGGCTTGGCTATGTTTGCATTTGGGATTGTATATTTCTAATGATTGGTATGATAGGTTGGATCATTTTTATGGCTGCGCTAATTGTAATACATATGATTGGACAAGCAGGTCGCAGGAAGTAATTTTTCTCCATTCTAGCTAAATATAGTTAAAGCTAGAGTTAATTGGAGAACGAAATGGCGCGACCAAAACCCCAGGTGTTGTTAGAGCACACAGACAAAAACTTTCGCATCGAGCAAGTGCTTGACGCTGACGCCATTTATGCAGTATTCCATAAAGAGGCGCCGATCAACCTTAAGAGCTATAATGGCTTAGTAGATTCACCTGGCGCAAAATATAAGAAGACCAGTTTCAGTAATCCTGGTCACGCATTTAACTTATGCGAACGTTTGAACACTAAGTTCAAAACAGAAGATTTTAAGGTAGTTAAACTTGTCAACGGCGAGCGAATCCAAGAAGATCCTGACGGAAGAGATTACGGAATGGCTCCGAAACGAGCTTGAAAACTGTGACGATCCTGTAATCAAAGCAACGTTTGGTGCTAGAAATTATAAGAGCAGTGATTACTTCTATCATTCAGACAGCTTGCGACTTCGCTCAGCAGGCTATCATTTACTCAAACAGTATTTTGACTGTGAAGAATTTAAACACAACCGCCCATTCTATACTGGTGAAATCCTCACATTAAGCAAACATCTAAATGCACCATTTTTCATCAATCAAGAAAAAATTGTGCTGTTCAGCAATGAAAATATCGTAATGTGCAAAGTAGCAGGAAGCGTGGCGCTTTGGCTTAATAATTTTTCTTGACCTCCTATGTCCGACAGTGTATTGTATACTAAATATAACACATGCAGAATAACGCGTAACAGGAGAAACAGAAATGAGTGCAGATACAGCTTTTGAACTTTTTGCTAAAGGACTTGTTCCTTGTAAGGAGCGCGTAGATCCTGAAACTCTTCGCAAAGCACGAGAATGGTATAATTTGTTTGCCGGATCTCATGCAGTAACGATGAATGATCGTGATCTTGTGGAGATTTATTCAGGCCTCCATTAACCTACTGAATTATAACAAAAGAAAGCCGGGCTTTGCGCTCGGTTTTTTCTTGACTACCAAAGCGCTTTGCTGTATAAAATAGGAGTAAGTAACGGAGAATGACATGAAATCTTATATTGACAGTTTGTATCAAGATGGCGTAGGTAAAGACGTCACTGGCTACTATTTTGAGCAGCCCTTTATGGGGCAAATCACATCTATGCGTCCCTTAGCTGGTGGCGGATTGCGCGTGTACGTCAAACTTGAAAGCACAATTTACATCAAAGGTGACCCACGTGATTCACTTGCTCTTGATGGTGAAGAAATTTTTAATGGCGGTCGCGGATTAACACGCAACCTTCATGCTTATCTTTAAGGAGGCATTATGTTTGATATTCGTGTAATGTTTGACGGCGAAGTGATCGGGCATATGACTCCTGAGAAGTTTCGCAAAAGCGCCAAATCTAGTTCACAGGCATTCCTAAGCGATGTGGTTGCAGATTTTAATGCAGGATGTGCTGCAAATAACGACAGCACTCGTGTATCAATTGTTTTGAAGGAACAGAAATAATGGCTGACAAAGTATTTCACACTGTTTATATCTTTGGTAGGAACTACGACAAAATGAAGCGTAGTTCTTGCAACTTCCGAACTTATGATAAAGCTGAAGGTTGGGCAGAGTTTTTGAACAGCGAAGAAGAAGATAACAAGCCTGCAAATAGGCGCGTCAAGCATTTTGTCGTACAAATTTTTGAATTAGAGGAGCAAGAATAATGGCTACTATTCCAAGCACAGTTGCAGAGTTCAACGCCGACGTCGTCAAGTTTATGGACGTATCAGGCAATAAAAGCAACTCACAAGAAAAAGTGAAAGCTGCTCATAAATGCGTAACACTGCGTTATCTAGGCCTGTCAGGTGTATCCGATGATGAACTTGAAACATGCGCGATGCATCTTCAAATTGTAACTGAAGGTGCAACTAGGCGTGGCTGGGACTTGTAAAATAGTGCTTGACAACCAAAGCCGCTTGCTGTATAAAGTATGAGTAAGCAACGGAGAACTTGATATGACAGACTATGGTTTTAACCCTGATGTAGAACTTCCCGGCGGCGAGTGGAGGGTTACTTATGCTAGCATGTTTGCCCACCTAACAGGCAGAGAGCGCAACGAGCTTGCGCGTGGTACATACGGCGATATGGCGATTGCCCTTGCCACTGCTAACAGCAAGTACACAGACTTGCGTTTGGAGGAAGTAGTATGAACACTGCGCAAATTATTCTCACCCAGATTAAGCAACTGGACCGCATGGCACTTTTTGCGTGGGGCGCAAAGGACCTTGTCAACACTGGCAAAGGTCTCAAGTTTAAGACGTCCGGTATGGTAAAGTGGAAGGGTTGGGTTGAGATCATCCTCGACGAAGGCCTAGACCTTTACAACATCAAATTTTACAAAATCCGCGGCACCAACGTCAACTACACCTCACAGCTTGAAGGTGTGTTTGTTGAAGACATGGTTCGTTTGATTGACGAGGTGGTAGGCTAATGGCTAAGTTTTGCATTGAAATAGATAGTGACCAAATTGCACAATTCTTGCGCGATGACCTAATTGCTGCCGATGACATTACTCATTTTACACAGGTGGTCGTCGAATGTTTCGGTTGGAAACCACTTGATGCATATGACCGAGAAGGCGACAGCATATTGGATAAGGCAATAAAGAAAGCAATTTCTACTGTTATTGATTGCAAAGAATCATCCGTCTATGATATTAAAGGAGATTGATATGATTAACGCAACAAAAGAGTATTATGCGCAATTGTGTGCTGACCGTCCACTTATGCCAGGCTGGGATGAATTGGATGAAAAACAGCAAGCAAAGGTAGCTAAAGCCGCATACACTATTTTTAATATGGAATGTGAATTGGCAGCTAATTTTATTGCAGCCGCAAAGAAAAAGGTTGACAAGTAAAGCGCACTGTTTTATAGTCCAGTGGTAAACAAAGAGGAAACAAAATGAGCACCCACGCATATATTGGAATTGAGAACGAGGACGCAACTGTGTCCTACATTTACAACCACCACGACGGCTATATTAACGGTCTTGGCAACGAGTTGCTGACAAACTACAATACACCTGAAGCTGCTCGTACGCTCGTAGATGGGGGCGACTGCCGCTTTCCAGGCGACGCCTACTTCGGGCGCCCAGGCGAAGAGTGGGAAAATATTAAACCAAAAATTGAGGTCAATGTTGACGACTTTTTTGACGAAATTGGTAGCATGTACGCCTACCTATTCAGCGCATCAACTAATAGCTGGGTCGTACGACGTCCCCGCAGCGCTGTATGTGTAGGCTTGCGCCGCGCACTTGAAAAAAATCTGTAAACAACAAAATCAGTTGTTGACTTAACCCATGCGATCACGTATCGTGATAAGCATACATACAAACTAAACCAGGACCAGGAGTTATTACATGGCCGAACTAAATGAACAACACAAAGTACGCTTGAGTGAAGCAAAACGATATATTCGTCACGCAAGCGTCAAGCGCAAACGTCCAGTCTTTATCTGGGGACCTCCAGGTGTAGGTAAATCTGACGTTGTCGAGTCCATCGTATCTGATGCGTTGGCTGCTGGCAAAACTGCCAAGCTCTATGACATGCGTTTGAGCATGTGCGAACCTACAGACATTATGGGTATTCCATACTTCGACAGCGTGTCACAAACTATGAAATGGGCTCCGCCTAGCTTGCTGCCTAAGGTAGAAGATTCTAACCTGGATCTTGTTGTTCTTTTCCTAGACGAAATGAACGGTGCAGCACCAGCCGTTCAGGCGGCTGCATACCAGCTTATCCTTAACCGTAAGGTTGGCGAATACACGTTGCCTGACAACGTCGCTGTAGTTGCTGCTGGTAACCGTGACAGTGACAAAGGTGTTACTTATCGTATGCCTAAGCCACTTTCTAACCGTTTCATCCACTTTGATGTCAAAGTACACTTTGATGACTGGGCTGAATGGGCAACGAGCAACGGCGTCTCTGCTGATGTTGTTGGCTACTTGACTGCTCGCAAGGCAGACTTGTACAAGTTCGAGCCTAAGAGCCCTGATCACGCCTTCCCTACACCACGTAGCTGGGTATTTGTATCCGACATCCTTAAGGACTCGGAGGACTTTACAGAGGGTGAAATCACAGACATGGTGATTGGTACAATTGGCCAAGGTACAGCATATTCCTTCGCAGCACACCGTAAAACCTCTGCGCTGTTGCCAGATCCTACACTGATCCTTAAAGGTCAGGTCAAGGAGCTCAAGACTAAAGAGATCTCCGCTATGTACTCGCTAGCTACAAGCTTGGCATACGAGCTCAAGGCTGCAAAGGAAGAAATTGGACGTAGCATTGATGACGCACGTATGCAAGAGTACATCAACAACACAATCGGGTTTTGGATGGAACACTTCGAGCCTGAAATGGTTGTAATGAGCTTCCGGATGATCATCAAGTATGAAATCAAGGTTGACATGCAACGCATTGCGAACTGGAAAGAGTTCTACAAGCGTTACGGTACATTGGTCCGTGCCGCGTAAATAACATGGTGGGGCTCAAAAGGCCCCACTACCTACCTACGGAGTACCACATGATGCCTGATAATGGAAGTAATAATTTAGCAAACGTTCGTATTCTTATGTGGGAAAAACTGTATCCAGGCTATATGTCAGATTTTGAAGAGGTGTTTGGCGACCGCTATCCGGCTGTCAAAAAAGTTTCACGATGGAAGAACAATTGGTACGATAGAACGCCTTATAAAATGCGTGTTGATCCAGTAGCCAACCGGGCTCGGCATTCTACGCGGGTGTTGATACAAGCGACTACTGAACGGATAGGTGTGCATCCTTACTTTTGGGATTTTTGGGTAGAGCCTGCTGAACTTAGTCGGACCGGATATCCTACAGTAAGCTTTTTTAAAGAAGAGCATCTTGTTATGTTTAAGTTGGCTTGGCCATGAGTACTGAACGGTTTGACGATGCCGACCTCATGGAAGTGTTTGGTACGACAGGTGTGTCAATCAAAACTATACACCGTTGGAAAATGACGTGGCGCGAAGATGTAACACGTCGAATTGAAATCAAAAGCTTTACTGATACGATGCGGCTATTAGAGAATAACGGTGTATCTCCATTATTTTATCAATTCAATAGTGTAGTAATGCCCGGGACTGGATCTAATGATAGATTCTTTGTTGTATTTTACAAACCAGAACATGAAGTTTTCTTTAAACTTCACCAGGGTTTGGCTTGACAGTCAAACCCTTTTGCCATATTATATAAGAAATAGACAGTAACAAAGGTACATCATGACTGATAAAGCAAATAAAGATCTAGAAGCACACAAAGGCAAGGAATATATGACCGTGCCTATTGATGATGCTTTGAAGCAAAAGGCATATGAAACCCTTATTAAGGCTCGTATGACTATGCTCTTCAAACATGCATTTTTCGGGCAGCTAGCACTGCGCCTTACCTTGACGCCTGCAGACCGTAAATGGTGCCCTACAGCGGCAACAGACGGTCGTAAGTTCTATTACAACCCTGCATTTATTGCCCAGCTTGACGACAAGGAAAATGTGTTCCTTGTTGCGCATGAACTTGGGCACTGCATTTACGAACACTTTTCACGGCGCGGTGGACGTGATCCTGAGCTATTTAATATTGCAGGCGATTACATCATTAACAACGTTCTTGACATTGAAATGGTTAAGAAGGGCGATTACGCTCGTGTTATTACATATGTCAAGCCTTACCTAGATCACAAGTACGATGGCTGGACAACTGAAGAAGTTTATGACGATCTTCAGCAGCAAAAGGACGCTGGTGGTAAGCCTGAAGAAGATGGTGACTTGATTGACGTACACCTTGACATGACTGGTGGCGGTGCGCCAGGTGAGGGCGATGACGACGGCGTTGAAGTTGAAGGACTTGCTGGCAAGCCAGGACCACTTAGTGAAGAAGAGCGTAAGCAACTAGGCAACGAAATGAAAGACGCTATGATCCAAGCTGCTGCCGCTGCCGCTGGCGGCGCTGGAAGTGTACCTGGTGACATGAAGCGCATGATTAAGGACTTGTTAGAGCCTGAGATGGACTGGCGTGACATTATCCGTGCGCAAGTGCAAAGCTCGTTGAAATCAAACTTCACATTTATGCGTCCAAATCGTAAGGGCTGGCACATGACTGCGATCCTTCCTGGTATGGACCGCGACATGAAGATTGACGTTGCGCTAGCAATTGACACGTCAGGCTCCATTAGCCAAACAATGCTTACAGAGTTTGTGAGCGAGATTGCTGGTATTATGGACCAATACGAAAACTATCGTGTGCGCATTTGGCAGTTTGATACCAATGTTTACGGCTACGATGAGTTTACGTCTGATGACGGTCGCGACATGACTGAGTACGACATTAAAGGCGGTGGCGGCACTGACTTTATGGTCAACTGGACTTATATGGCAGAGAATGAAATTGAGCCCGATCAGTTCATTGTGTTTACAGATGGTATGCCTTACGGTAGCTGGGGTAACCCAGACTATTGTGATACTGTGTTCCTTATCCACACCCAGTACGGACGCCCTGAAGCGCCGTTTGGTCAGAGTGTTTACTATGATTCCAAGAACAAGGGTGGTTTCGGCGGTTAATGAAATGGCTAGAACATAAAGAGTTGAGCGAATCCGACCTAGATTTTTTGGTCGGGTCCGCTATGATTGAAAAGCTTATGCGTAATAAGCTTGTAATAAAATACCATAGCGGTGAAAAAATTGCTACGCCTAGCGAAATGGGACTGCATGAATGTCTTGGTCCATATCACATGCGCCAAGTCGGCGGCGACCGCAAAATTATCGAGATCTTATTTGAACACCCTGGGGACCTCAAGGCAGTTCAAGAGCATCTTACACAATATAAGCTGGGTATCTAATTAACTGCTACGTTTATTAGATAAATAAACGTAACA